GTGTGCGGGTGGAGCGGGGCGCTGTGATACTGCGAGACGCAGGTCACTCCTGTGTCGTGCGTCGCGCCTTGATGGCGCTGACGCCGATGAGCGCGCCGGCGAGGATGCCGAGCGCGTTGAGCGTGATAACTATCGCGTCCACGTGAGGCCAGCCCCATGCGGGGCCGACCGTGTTGACGAACAGGGCGAGTGCGGGCAGGACGATGAGGCCGAGCCATTTGAGGATGTCGTAGACGCGGCTGGGGATGAGCCAGTCGGGCACGTCATGGGTGACGTCGGCCGTCTCGGGCCAGTCGCTCACATCGACGCCGGGAAGCGTTTCGCCGGTGTCGGTCGTGTTTTTGCTGTCGGTCATGTTTGCTCCGATCAATAAGGGATGATGATGGGGTGATGCCGTCACCCGGTCAAGCGGGTGGCGGCATCTGTTGAGTCTCAGCGGCAGGTCACCACGTCGCCCACATAGTAGACGTTGATGTTGCCGGAGGGTACCGTGCATTGGCTGACGTTGTAGCCGTGGGAGGTGGCGAACTCCCATACGGTGTCGCCCCATTGAAGAACCTTGGAGACTCCGTGGGACGGCGCGGTTGTGGAGCCGCCGCCGTAGGTTACGACATCGCCCACGTAGTAGCGGTTGATATCACCGGATGGCGTGTGCCATGCGGACAGGGGCCAAGCATCATAGGCGACGGCGAGTCCCCAGATGGTTTCTCCCCATTGCATGACGTGGCTGATGCCACCCGTGTTGGTCTGGGGTTTGCTCGGCTGCACGGGCGCGGATGGGGCTGGCGTGGCCGGGGCTGTGGAGTCGCCGGTGGGGTTGGCGTACAGATCCCACTGCCATGCCTCGCCACGGAAAATGTTGAGGTCGATGGGACTCCACGTGTTGACCACGCCGGTGCCACTGTACTGTCGCATGGCCTCGCCGTACGCGCCCAGCATCCACGGGTTGGCCTGATAGCCGGTCGGGGCCATGTTCGCGTACTGCGCGATCCACAAACCGTAGTTGGCGCGGATGTCGCCGGGGATGGTGCCGGCCACGGGGCCGGTGTAGAGCAGCGGCTTGACGCCGCCCGAGAGCCGTTCGCACTCCGCCATGAAGCGGCGCACCCAGTCCCAGTTACCCCACGCCGGATTATCGTCCATCTCCCAGTCAAGGGCGACGATGCCGTGACGCCAATAGTTGCTGGTGTTGCGGTAGAAGAATTGGGCTTCGGCTTCCGGGTTGCCGCCCATGGCGTAATGGTAGAGGCCGAATTTCTTGCCGGATGCCTGCGCCTGGTAGATCATGCGGTTGGCGTCCGTGTTGACGCCGGACACGAGACAGTTGTTATACACCTGTCCCGTGCCCCATGTGGTGCCGACGACAACGAAGTCGGCCTGCGTGTTGGCGATGTCGATGCCGCACTGCCAGTTGGACACGTCGATGCCCTGCATGTCGGCCATCGCCGCCGGGGCGAACGCCATGGAGACCGCCGCGACGAGCGCGGACAGCGTCACGCCCACGCGCCGGTGCAGGCGTCCGTGTTTCGGCTTGCCTTTGTTGAGGATTCCCATATCCTCTCCTTTCCCGCCCCGAGTCAAGGGGCAATAGAAAAGCCATCCCGGAATGGGATGGCTTTGAAAACCTGTGTGAAAATCAATGCCTGTGCGCGCCATGATTGAATATGATGATGAGCGCGAGCAGCAGCAGGTATATGCCGCCTGCGATCATGAGATGCGTCATTGCCGGTCCTCCAAATATTTTTCGGCGGCGGCGACGATCCAGCATTGCGCGTCCAATTTCTCAAGCTTCGACAACTCGTAGCTGACGGCCTCGCTGTGGTCGGTGTCCTTGTCGCCGTAAATCAGACTGATGATCGTGTTTTTGATCGTGTCCCGGCAGAGCTCGTCCATACGGTCGTCGATTTTCGCGGTGCGTTCGCCGAGTTGTCGCGTCTTGGCGAAATGCTGGGAGAGCGGCGAATCGTAAGGCAGGCGTTCCGGTTGCACGTGCGCGTACAGGCCGGTCGCCAACGCGTCCAAAGCGCCCGGCCAGACTCTAAGTCCGAGCGTGATGATGGCGCACGCGCCACCCACCCCACCGAAACCGGCTAGGAAATTTTGCAGCACATTACATCTCCTTATGGGAAAGCCCCGCACGTGGCGGGGCTGTGGTTGGTTTAATACGGGTGGTCAACGGCGGCGAACACGAGCGGCAATCCGGCGTTCTGCAGCAGGGTTATGAGCGAACCGTCATTGAAACCACACAGGCGGGTCAGCACCGTCACGCCAACAGGTGTCGGCACAGTCAAGTTGTTCCTAGTGCCGATGAGATACGAGCCGTCCTTTTTTCTGCCACGCAACGTTAGCCAGTCCATCAGGCCTTGGTTCTGGCGGATACAACCAGCCAGTATCTTCGCCGGTGACGGTTATCTCACAGCCCTCGTCGGTGATCTTCGACGAGGCGTTCTTATAATTCGGAGCCCACGGCACCACCGGATCACGGTCCTTCAGGGTCGGCGGATCATAAAGATTCCTGATTCTCACGCGGCCACCCCCAAACTGATGAGGGCTAGTAGATTGCCGTATCCTTGTCGAAGCAGTTGACGCCGACCGTCTGAAGGACAGTCCAATCGTCGTCCGAGAAGATTCCTCGGCATGCGAGCAGGACCTTCGCACCGGCGCCCATGAGCAATCCCTTGCTCCACAGGTGCAGGTTCTTCGTGATTGCCGAACCGCCGCTGAACGTGACATCGTCGCTCGTCGGCTCCACACGCCCCTGCACATCCTCGATGACAGCCGAACATATGTATCCGCCCGTCAGCGATGGAATGACGATGTTGCCCCACAACCGCAAGAGCTGATTGTCCTCGGTCGCCGTGTAGGTCCGCCCTTCCACGGTGCCGGGGAATGAATTGCCGTTCGATACGATGGTCTTGGTGGTCTTCGCCATATTCCGAACGATCATCGCCCACCCGCCTTGACGGGGCTAGTACGGCGCGTTCTGCGCGGTGAAGAAGCTCGGAAGCCCCCCGACGGCGGCGTCGTAAGTGTCGGCGCGTTCGATGAGCACATTCGATATCGCCACGTCACGGATTCCGCTTGGATTTACCTCGAATCGAAACCCATGGGAGGTGACCGTGAATCTGTACAAGACGTCTGATATCCCCTGCTTTAATTTTTGGTAAGACAATATATTATTAACGGCGACCTTGTCAGTTGTCTGAACGAGCATCACGCCCGCGACGTTATCATCGCTGGCGTCCGCTCTCATCGACAAGACGAGCGGAACGTTGAATGGAACCGCAACGTTGAAGCCATATCCGCCATTGGGTCCCGTGATGTGCAACGCATTATCACGGACCGTCCCATTCGCGTTACCCCAATGGGAGGTGTTGGTAAGCGGTCCGGCAAAAACAGGATTGGGGAAAAGATTAATCCTCTGCACGCTCATGCTCCTTTACGAAAATAGACCGTCTGGAACGTTCCGCGCCCCGCGCCAAGCCGGCCGAGGAACCCGCCGAGGTACAGATACCCGGAGTTGATGTCCGCCTCCACCCTCAAGCTCAGTACGGCGCGGTGCCTGCGGTGAAGAAGCTCGGAAGCCCCCCCCCCGAAGTGAGAGCGTACGTGTCGGCGCGCTCCACGATGACATTGCTGATTGTCACACCGTTCTGGAATGCCCGAATGCGAACACGGTCTGGCTTTTTGAATGTGAAAGTCGTCTGGACGTGACCAATCTTGTCGGAAGAGAAAAGGGGGTTCCAGCCAGAATCGAACAACATTACATTAATGCCGGTTTGAGTCCCACTGTTTTGAATGTCAGCCGCGAAAACATAAGTGCCAGCCTCAAGATTGTCGATTGCGACATCATAATCGCCGTGCGTGATGTCGCCTGTCCCATCATTGACCAATGGCGTCAATGGTGACGGATACAAGTTAATCCTCTGCATGATTCTCCAATTCCTTTCCCGTCAAAAGCTTCCAACCATTCCATTCCTTGCGCCATATTTCGCGGATACGGTCGATAAGGAAGCACATCACGTTCGCATCATCGCCGACTGCGCCGGTGTAATACTTGAGGCCATTGTGCAGTTTCTCGGTGCGGCACCACAGGCTGCCGACCGGAACCGTCGAAGGCTGGTCGGGCTGGACGAGGATCTGCTTGGCACCCAACGTCTTGCCGCCTTCGGCAATCGACACGTGGCAGGCGTTGAAAGCGTCCTGTTTGAGGACGGTGAGGAAATTCGACGAATCGGAAACGAAGCTCACCGTGCCGGCATTGATGCTCGCCACGGTGGAATCAGCCGTGGAAAGCGTCAAGGATGCGTCTTCGATGTGACCGTCGGCGAAAACCTTCTGAGCGGCCACCTTGACTTCCGGATGGTCGGCATAGAGCGCCTGAGAGGTGAAATCGACCGGTTTGAGCCACACGTCCACGAGTGTTTCGGCGGCTGGCGGCCATACTTGCACGCCGTCGTAAAGCGCGTTCCAGAAGACCGGCTGGCCATTATTGGCCATATACGGGAGGCCGACTTTCACGCCGTTGAGCAGTACAACCATTTGTCACGCCTCCTGAGAGGAGGCGGAATCGGCGGAATCGGTCGGCATGGTATCCGTCCTGTCCTCGCCAGACACGTCGGACACCTTATCTTTCACGCTCTTCACCGCCTCGTCAATCGCCGTCAAAGCGTCATTCGCATGTGATTCCACGACCGTCTTCGATTCGGTGATGCTGTCGGCCACCGCCGCCGCCTGCACGCTCGCCGCCTGCGCACCGGCAGCCGAAGCCTGCGCCGCATTAGCCGCCTGAGCAGCCGCAGCCGACTGCGACTCCACCACGGCGCGAGTATCAGTCAAATCCTCCAGAATCTGGGAAGCCACCGTCTTGGCCTGACCCTCCGGATAAAACACCATCTGACCCGGATTCGCCGCTGACATGGCCTGCGCCTCGGACAGGGAAGAAGCAAGCAGATACGTCAGCGCCGTACCGGAATTGGGTGCCGGGGCCAGAGTACTCGCGTCCACATCGACCAGATCGGCGAACGCCACGGGCGTGCTCGAATTCGGTACCTGCACGCATCGGACGAAACGCCAGGCGTCCGGCGATTCGCCTACCGTCACCTCGTAGGCGAACGTGTTGTCGGTCGGCGTAACATCAACGGTGGCAGTGCCGGTTTCCGACAGTCGCACGTCGAAAGAGTCGCGCACGACGATGCGCTTGCCGACCTTGAACCGGCCTGTCGGCACCACATGCACCAGTTCGCCGGCCAAAACCGCGACGCCATCGGCGCTTGGATGGCCGAAATCGAAATTAATCTGAGTCAAAACATCCTCCTAGAAAACAGGGATATGGAACAATGAGAAAACCCACACACACGCCCACCCAACGGCAACATGACGATGTGTGGGATTATCCAACGGAATTGGAAAGGGACCAATGCTTTTCGACACATTCGTAACCACCGTTTGGAAACCCTCATGTTCGAAACTCCGCGAATGCACCAAAGTAGGCTACGAAAGCGCCCTGAACTGCCATATCCTCCCGCAATGGAGCGGAAGGGACATGGACTCGATCAGCATGGCGGACATCGAATCATGGTTGGACTCCTTCGATAAGCCGGGAGCGGCACGCAAGGCCTACGCGGTGTTCCGCTCGATACTGCGACTCGCGTTCAAACGCGGTTTGACCGACAACGACGTGACCAGACGCGAGATACGCCTGCCACGACTACGGCACTACGAGCCGCAAGTACTGTCCGCGTCGGAAGTACGCAGACTGTTGAAAGGCTTCTACGGGCATCCGCTCGAAGCATGGCTATTGGTGTCCGTGTGCGCCGGATTGCGACGCTGCGAAAGCGTGGGCGTCGAATGGGCCGACTTGGACTTGCGACGCGGCACCGTCACGGTGAAAAGGTCGGTGCAATGGGTGGCAGGCCATGAGACCGTCACCGAACCGAAGACCGATCTGAGCCGACGAACCGTCGCATTGCCACGGTTCGCGGTCAAACGATTGGCGGAACTACGCCACGGCACAAAGACCGGCCGACTGGTCGGCAGTCTGAACGCGAACCAAGTGGCGAACCACTACCGCAGTTGGTGCAGGCGCATGAACCTGCCCTGCGTGACTCCACGCAACCTACGCCACACGTTCGGCACGTTGGCGATCAAGGCCGGAACCGACATCAGCGTGGTCGCACGACAGCTCGGACACTCCGACATCCAAACCACCGCACGGTATTACCTCAAGCCCGATCTGAGCGTCCTCAAGGACATGCAGAAAGCATGGCAGAAACTCATATTGACCTGCTGATAGCATTCCGTAACCCAGCAATGGAAACCGCCGTATACGAACGACCGCCTCACTCTATGTCGCGTCGGATGTATCGTCACGGTCAACGGCAACGTCAAGTTCACCGTCAGTGGACAGCAGAACTACTCGACGGCGAATGAGACCATCCCTGAAGCGTTCCGCCCACTCGCCGATATGAGCATCATTGCGTTCCCGTCCTGCGGTTTCAGCCTGATTGTCGAGCGTGACGGGAGGGTGAAGATGCTTGGCGACCCGAAATCCGCCTACTCCACGGCGCACGGCTGTTGGATGGCGGCCTAGACGAATTCCACACCATCAGGCACCGGAATGATCCTCTGGAAGCATTGGACGATATCGGACGAGCCTACGTCTCCGATAATCGTCACCGACCCGTCAGTATTCCACCTCGCCTGTTTGCCATACGCGACGCCGCTCACGTTCGCGACGCACCCAAGATTGACCGTTCTGGAGGGCTTCACGCCCGCTTTGAACAGCCAGACAGTGAAATCGCCTACTTTCACGGTGCTTCGGAACGAAGCCAGGTCCACGAAAATCAGACCGTCTTTGACCGTGATGGTGCTCGAAGCGCCATAAGCAGCCGGAACGAACGATGAGGTGTCCTGAAATTTCAGTTGGCATGTCTGGGTTACGGAAAGCTATGACTGCTGCTTGAATGCCACCCAGTAAACGCGCACGGGTTGCTGATCATTCACCCACTCGTGATTATCCGCACGGCGAATACGGAAACGCAATCTGCTGTCGGTCATGTCCCAAAAGAACGCTTCGAAAAGCTTTCCCGCGGCATCCGACATACCGTTCGGGCACAGCTGGCACAATACGAAAACGCCATCGGTCGTTCGGAATGGATTATCGGCCGTCACCATGCCTTCGCGGTCGGTGGCGGTACTAATCAATCCGCAATGGGGTACGGAAAGCTATTCGGTCGGCCATACGCCTTGCCACAGGTAATGGTGGCCGACAGTCAACGTCCCGAACATGCTGATTCGCCCATCTGGATGGATCAGCGCTGATGCAACGTCACCACCATGACTGACTGAAGTCATGATTGCGTCACGCGATGATGGTCTGAATCCGTTCGCAATGGTCTCATTAACGGCCACATCGTAAAGATTATTCGATGTGGATTTTGGACTTGCGCTGACTGTCGCGATTACAAGCCCTTTGTGTTTTTGTAATCGCAGGACATTGCCGAAAAATGGGAAAGGCTGCTGTTCAAGGGTTACGGAATCCCACAAAGCCCACCTCGGCGTGAACAGGCGTACCGGCGTGCCGACCGTGATGCCGTCAAGCGGGATACGCCACAACGGCATGTACGCGTCAACCGCACCGGACAATATCTTCCCTGACGGAATGGTCGGGTCAGCGGCAGCCGTCGCGTTCGGCGTGCCCTTCAACACGACCAACTCCACCAGCTCATTACCGGTCTTGGAATCTCGATGGTAGTGCGCGCAAATGATGTCATTGCGTTTCATGCCCTGCGACCCGTTGGAGATCGTCACCGATTCCGCCGCCGTGATATGCCAGTCCAAGCCTTGTATCGACGCGCAACCAGTACCGATGGTGGCCTTGTTCGCACTGCCCATCGTGCACTTGAACGCGTCGCCCCAGTCGAACACCACGTCAGACTTCGAGAACTTGGCCTGATGGATGATCGCCTTGTCCTCGCTTGAGATGTGTGCAACTCCGGCCTTGCCGTCAACCAGTTCGATGGTCACTGTCCGACCTCCTTCAACCATGCTTCAAACGAAGCGTCATCCTTCTGCATGAACGTCATGAAAGACGTATTGCATTTGGAACACAATTCATAGATGTCAGGCGGCACATCATCCGCGATGCGGGTCGCCTTGCCAGCCGAATAGCGGCGCACGGTGAACCATTCACGCGCCTCAGTGTCACCAGCGGCGACATAAGCGGTCTTGCCGCACTTGTCGCACACGTACTTCGAGTAACCGTCAGATTTCACTAGCCTATCCTTTCAAACGTAAAACAACCAAGCGAAGGCAACTGCCTCCACGTGCCGCCGAAATCAACGGAAGGGTTGACACCGGTCGTGTTCTGAACCACATAGCCGATTGGGAACACGACCCTCCCGGAAGCGCCGTCGCCGACATGCGCGCTGATGACACCATCCACGCTCACGATCGTGGAACCGTCCACCCTCACGCCGCCCAGCACGTCCGTGGACGCCACAGGCAGCGTGTAGGCGTTCGCGCCCCGTTCGACCGAAGCGAGCTTCGACCGCTCGTCATCGGTCATCATGCCCGACTTCGCACTGTCGGCAACGGTCTTGGCCGCATCGGCGACGTTCTTCGCGTCCTCGGCGGTCTGATTCGCCTTGCCGATCTGCGCCGCGAAACCGGAAGCCGTCCTGTTCGCCGCCTCGGCGACCTGCCTGACGGCATCCAAATCCTCGGAAGCGACCTCCGCGTTGATCGTGCCGCCTGAAATCGACAGGCCACGGCCAGCCGTCAAAGACACGCCACCACCAGTCGAACCCGAAGACGAAGAGGAAGAACCGGAATAGTTCGCGTTCGCCGACTGCACCGGCAGTCCGACCTCGAAAGTCGAAGCCAAAATCCCGGAATCGATTTTCACGATCCGCTTCGTCACCACGGCGGTGACGTTGACGCCGGAAGCATGATCCGCCGCAACAATCTTGTCATCCACGCGCAGACCGTCGCCGACCTCATCGGACAACGACACCTCGACCGAACCACCGGTCTGCAATTCCTGCAGATGCTTCTTCGTCTCGGATTGCAGCGTGGACAAATCCGCGTTGGAATAGTCGTATGTGGCGCATACTTCGTCAGCGCCTACGAGCGTCTGTGTCTGACTCACCACGCCGGTCGCGTCGGCGAAATAATTGACCACCAGACGGTTCTTGAGCTCCTGCGAGCCAAGGCCGATGAGATGATTCACCGCGCGACGGTTGGTCTCGGCCTTGAAATCCACCAAGTCGGAGTCGATCGTGTTGGTGATGATGCCGACCGGCGTGATGCCAAGCAGGATGTGATTATCCTTGGCTTGGAAGTCGAGGCGTCTGCCGCAGGATGCGAGCAGATTGCGGAATCCTGTGTAGGCGTCCACGTAGCGTGGATTCTGGAACATCCAATTCGACAGAGTGGAAGCATCGGAGGAATCGACGGTGAACACCGAATCCAAACCGATGCGCTTCAAGAGGCTTTTGAGGATGTCAGGCAGCTTGCCGGAGACGGTCAGGTAATCCTGATTCGCGTCCGGCTGCAATATCTTCGCCGCCAACATGCCAGTCCACGATTGGCCGATCCACGTGGCCGTGGACACGCCACCGGAAACAGCCACACGACGGTCGACGATCCGGCCGCCCACGTCACTGCCGTCAATCCAGAAATACCAGCCACGTTCAATTTCCGGCGCAGACGGATCTTCGATGGTCAGCTCGAAATCGTTTTCGTCCGTGCCGCAAGCCCAATCCAACGTCACCTGCGATACGCTCGCATGTGGCGTCAGCTTGCCGTCTGCGATGATAACGTCCGCCATGGCACACCTCCAGAAACGTCAAACATGGTCAAATCGATGCCATAATTGCCGGAAACCGTCAACAGCGAATCTCCGGCCGGTATCGGCTCGAAAACATATGAGCCACTTCCACTGCCGTTGCCGCGAACGCCCTTGTCGAAAACATCCGAAACGTCGCCGTTTTCGGCTGTCAACGTTATCGTCTTCCGCAAGCCGGTGGCCGATAATGACACATGACCGCCTTCCGGCACTGTCACATCAACCGCATAGGTGTTGCCGCCAATCTGGAAAGACGGGTTGACGCAAGGGCCGAAAATGACCGCAGTGAACTCGGCGGCCTTGCCGGTCGGATTATTCACCGTCAAGGCGATTTTCGACGGAGCCAAATCGGTCGGCAAGTCCAGTGGAAGGTCAATCTGCGCACCGGTGCCTGCCGTCATCGGAAAGAAATGCTGCACCGGCAGCGCGCGACACCAGACGCCATCGCAAAGGACAATCGTGTAATCGACTTGCGCGTATTCCGGCCATGGCACCAGACCGAGAGAAGAACCGACGACATACGCCCGCTGGAACCATTCGCCATCAACGGTCAACGTGCCTGGCGTAACGGCCTGCACGTCCGAATCGAAAGCCGTCTGAGCCACGTCCAATCTTGACGGATCCGTGGTGCGGACGGTCATTTTCGCCGTCGAAGCGTTTCTGCTCACCGATTTGATGCCGCGAGTGGCCAGCGTGTACGTCCATGCGTATCCGCGCATTTCCTGCAAATCGGCGACCCACAGACTGCCGGTGTTGAGGTCGATGACCGTGCCATCGTGCGACGTGTATTTAAGCTCGCGCATATTTGCGGATCAACCTCCCCAAGTCACGGTCGCTGACCGTCGAATCATCGGACGCGGCGCTGATGATCGCGCCAAGATCATTGTGCAGGCTGGTTATCGCCGCCACCACGGAAGCGGTATCAACCTGTACGCTGACCTGATTGCCTGTCATCTGATTGGCTGTGGCAAACACTTCGCGTGGGATGGCGCGCCGGTTCAGCGCGTCCATGAAGTCGACGCCGTAATAGCTGGTGGCGAGCGCGTTTTCGACGTATTCGCCGCGTGCGATGCGGCCGTTGTCGAGGTAGACGCTGTCGCTGGTCGCGGTGCCTGGCGCCCATTTCGGGTCGACGTAGCCGTTGAAGGCGTAGCCTCCGTTGGCGTATCGGAATCGGTCGCCGTCGTAGAGGCCGCCGGTGGCTCCTGTCGGAATGTTGCCTGTGGCGTTTTTCGGACGGTATCCGCTGGATGAGTATGTGCCCCCTGATTCGTCGACGTAGGTTCCGTGGATTTGGAAATATTTGTCGGCGATCTGGTAGTTGCTCAGGTTGGTGAGCATGCTCATGGCGGGTGAGCCGTCTGCGTTGACGATGAATCCTTTGTCGTTGAGTTTCCATCCTTGGGTTTGGAGGAATTTGTTCATCGCATCGGAATTGTCACCTTTGAGGTAGCCTGTCTTGTCGTCGATTTTGGCTCCGTTCGCGATGGCGAGGGCGATCATGTATTGGTCGCTGTCCAGGGTGAGGGTGCTGGTTTTGGGGTCGATTTTGGCGTTTGTGGCTTGGGCGATTTTCTTCATCAGGTCGGTGTTGTCTCCGCTGATGGTGACGTGTTTGCCGTCCGGTGTTTCTTCGGCGGCGAGTTTGACCTGTTCGAATTTGGCGACGGCGTCGCCGGTGACTGTGACTTCGATGGTTTTCGAGTCGGGGGTGTTCTGCAGGCTGTTGACGAGTTCGTCGACCGCGTCGCGTGTGAGTCCGTAGGCTTGTGCGGCGGCTTCTGCTTCCTCCGGTGTTTTGCCGAGGGATTGCATGAGTTGGGTGAACGCGTCGTGTGCCTTGTCGATGTTCGGGTAGATGTCGTTGAGGCTGTCTCCGTTCTGCGCTTGGGCTTTGGCGCATTTGAGCGCCGCGTCGGCGATGTCGTTCAGGGCGCTTTGGTTCTCGCGTCCGGCTTCCGTGTTCAGGTCGAGGGTTTTGACGTTCTGACTGATGGTGTCGTTCGCCGAGGAGATCTTGTTGGCGAGGTCGATTTGCGCGTCGGACGAGCTGATGGCGAACCCGTAGTAGGTCTGCATCGCGTCGATGACTTCGGACAGCGCGCTGGCGGTGTCGCTGACGGCGTCCGTAGTGGCACCGAACGCTTCGGCGAGGATGTCGTCGGCGCTGGCCGCTTCCTGCGCGTTGTCGGCGGATTGGCTGGCCGCGTCTGCTCCCGACAGGAGCGCCCCTGTCTTGTCGATGCTTGCCTGGGTGGATTCTTTTTCGGCCTGCGCGAGGTTGGCCGCCGAGATTTGGCTTTCCTTGTAGCCTTTTTGGAGCTCCGTGAGGCTGTTGGCTACAACCTTGTACTCGTTGCCGGTAAACAGGCCGCCCTGGTTTGCGAGCTGGGTGCGGTAGGCGTCAAGCTCCTTGTAGACTTCGTTGACGGCGGTCTTCTCGCCTTGGATGGCTTTGATATACGTGCTGTGTTTGATGCCGACCTTGTCGATGGCCTGCCACACGTTGTCGTAGCCGGTGATGAGACGACCGAGCCAGTTGTCGGTGACCCTCGCGCCGGACGAGTCGGACAGCGCCTTCTCGTAGTGTTGCGCGGCGGAGGTCCCCTCCTGCAGGGCGTTCGACAGTTGCGTGGACCGCTCCTGGGCTTTCTGCTGTTCGGAGATGAACGCTCCGAGGACCGCCGTTGCCGCAGTGATCGCGATGCCCCACGGGCCGCCGAGCAGGTCGATGACGCTGCTGCCTACAGCCTTGAACCCAGCGGTCTTCAACTCCGCCTTGGACGCGGACGTGCCGAACGTCTCCATCTGTTCGGAAGCGCTCATCGAGGACGCCTTGAACATCTGGAATGCGGTCTGCGCGGAAGCCAGCGCGGTTTTGACTCGTTGGATCGGGTCTATCGCAAGCCCGATGTTGTTGGCCATGGTGCTGGTGCTGCCGTTGAGATTGCCTGCGGCCTTGTGCACCGCGCCGAACACGCCGGCCAGAGACGCCATGACCACGAGCGTCTGCTGCACTCCGGACGGCAAACCGGCGAACGCGTCAACCAGCGTATCCAAGCCCTGCACCATCTTGCGCAAAGGCCCCTGAGCGCCCTCGCCAACGGAAATCATCAAGGACTCCATCGAACCACTCAGATTCTCCAGATCACCCTTGAGATTGTTGTTCTTCGCAGCCGCCTGCTCGGCGGCATAACCGCTTTCGGAGACGGCCTTCGTCCACTTGTTGACACCGGACTCGCCGGCCTCGTACAGGTAGTTCGCGGCCTTGATGGCATAGCTGCCGAAGATGGTCGCGTTCGCCTGGTTGCGCTGTTCGTCGGTCAAGCCCTTCTCGGCCTTCTGCAATTGGCCGGCGAAATTCGCCATGCCGACGAAATGGCCTTGAGCATCGTAAGCACTGATGCCAAGTTCCTTCATCGTGTTGGACGCTTTGGTGGACGGCGCGGCCAGTTTCATCAGCATACTGTTCAGCTGTGTGCCGGCCTCGGCACCAATGGCGCCGTTCTGCGCGAACAGGGCCAGTACGCCGGTGGTCTCCTGAATGTTCATGCCGAAACTGTTCGCCTGCGCGCCGCAATTGTTCAACGCCTCGCCGAAATCGGAGACATTGCCGACGGCCTTGCCGGCGCCAGCCGCCAAAGTATCGGCCACCTGGGAAGCCTGAGACCCCTTCAGATGGAACATGCTCAACGCGTTGGCCATGTATTCGGAGGCATCCCCAACAGCCATTCCATCGGACGCGGCCAGATTCAAAGCGCCAGACAAGCCGCCAGTGAGAATATCCGTGACGCTCATGCCGGCCTTGCCGAGATCATTGATCGCATCAGCGGAATCCGAAGCAGAATAAACCGTGGAAGCTCCGGCTTCGATGGCGGCGGCACGCAGCTGGTCCAATTGTGCGCCGGTCGCGCCGGTGTTCGCCTGCACGGTGCTCATCTGCTGGTCGAAGTCCGCGGCCATCTTCACCGCAGCCACGCCGAACGCGGCCACGGCCAGCCCTGCGGCGGTCATGCCACTGGCGATGAGCGCGGACTTGCGGCCGGTGTTCTCCATACCGGACGCGACCGTCTTCGCGGTGCTTCCGGCACGGGTCATCGCAGCCTCATATGAGGCTGTGTCCGCCATCAACCGGATGACGATGTTCTTGTTCTCCGCCAAAGCATCCTCCAAAAATCAGGTCAAATGCGCCACCAGGGCGTTCGCGGCCGGATTGCCATTGCCGTTGGCCTCTGTCCACCGTTTCATGGCCTGCTGCATGTGCGCGGTGGCCCAGCAGACGCTGGTTTCGGCATGCAGGGTGAGTTCGGCCTTCGGGTCTTGGCAGATCGAACGAGGCAAACCGCACATCGGGCACAATGACCGTTCGTATTCCGCCAACGAGCGCATCCAATTACGCTCCGTCTCATCCCATTCGACCTCATCGCCCCTGCTCGGACGCCAGCCCATGAAACGCTTATAAGAGATGCCGAGCTGGCGGCAGATGCGCAGATCCTCGACTAATTGTGGAGAACCTTCGAGGCGAGGTCGAATGCCGCTTTTGGGTCCGCTGCGGTGCCGTTCAGCTCCGCGATGGCCCGCCATAGCGGCGTGAACTGGCCATCGGTGAGTTCGTCGAACAGATTCCGCCACGCCTGTTCGGTCTTGTCCTCGTCGGCCACCGGCTTGCCGCCGATGGTCGCGGAGTCAAGCATGAGAGGCAATGCCGCGGCGGCGGTGCCGAACATGTCGTTCGTGCCGTTCTTATTGCGGTGCGCGGCCAGTGCCTGCGCCCACTTGCTGACCGGCAACGCCCGCAACGTGAGCTTCAATGTCTCCGCATCCGCCTGTTCGCGGAGCTGTTCTATGCGTTTGGCGGTGGCCTTAGCTTGCCGGTTAGTCCCAGCCTCCGTGACCTGTTCGCGCGTGGTCTCCTCGGCCAACGCATCACCCAATCTGGCGATGTCCTCGGCGGTCTGCTGGTTGAGGATAATATCGACCTCACGCGTGCGCCTGGTGACTTTAAGCATATGTGTTCCTTCGCTCTAATATTCATGTTCCTTTGCCGGAAAAGAGAAAAGAGGGTCCCGCACCGGCGAAAGGGATGAAAGTCCGGTGCGGGAAGAATCAATCAGGCGACCTTCACGTTCTCCGCCCAGCCGGGAGCGCGGACGGAGAAATTGACCTTGCTGCGCAGCACGCTGTTCGCGGCGATCGCCACCTTGGCGCGCATGCCGATGCGGACCGCATACACGTTCACAAGGTCGCCGGCGACAAAAGTCTGATCCGTCTGCTTGCCGTAGCGTCGCACGAAATATCCCTCCGCGCCCTCGATCAAAGTCTCCATTGCCGCGTTCTGCGTGGAATGCGACGTGTTGGTGTTGTCGATGACCTCGACGTTCGGGCCACTGATCTTCTTACGTCCGGGATTCTCGTAATCCTGCGCGCTGTTCTCGCGCTGGTCGGAGATGGAATCCTGCGACGGCGAGCACGACCAGCCGCCCAAAGTGACGTAGTTGCTCAGGTCGGTTCCGGCGTTGATCTCTGCAGCGGTCGGCTTCTGGATGTTTTTGATGGACGGCACCCAGATCGTGTTGACCAGACCATCGGCTGGCGTTGAAGGCACTTCGGTGCCCAGAGTCAAAACCATGACTCCTCCTTAGATATTTGGGGTCACATGCGTGACCAGTTGAATTTGAAAGTCAATAGGCGCACCTGATAGAGCAGGCTCGTGTCCTCTGCGGTGAGTCCGGCAGCATAGGCTCCGCTATCGGAGGAAAGGGTCAGGCAGCCGGTGTCGAAGCCCTGCGCGACGAACCGTTTTCCAGCCAAGGCTGGAATCATGAGATCATCGGCCAGCACGTTGACGGAATCGGCCGTAGTGCTCACGATGCGCACAAGCAAAGTGCCGATGCCGCAATGCACATGTTGCGTCTCGCCGACGATATGACCGTTGGTCGTGACCGTTTCGATCACCCACGGCGGCTTCTCCGTCGGCGTCGGCGCGGTCTGCTTGTAGACCTTCCACCCATCCGCAGGTTTTGGCACATGGTCGAGGATCGTGTTCGACAGGGTCATTATCGACTGCACTAGAATCCCTCCACTGCGGCACGCGCCACGTATTCCGCGAGCTTCGGAAGCTCTTCCTCGCCATGCTCGTAGAACCGGTGCGTTCCACCACCCCTCGCGGTGCCGAAGAACGCGATGTTCGCGAGCGAACCCGCTCCGCCCTTGGTGGGGCCTATCTCGGCGGTGATGCGTCCGGGCGTCTCGCTCACCGTGTAGGTGATCGGAATGCTGCGGAACGCCTTGTTGCCTGAGCCTTTCAGGTCGTCGCGAATCGAGTTCTTGACGTTCTGCGCGCCCTTCTTCACCGAAGCGGAGATCAAGGCGCGGCGAGCCACGCCCTTGGCGAGCAGCACGTCACCGAAGGCCGTCAATTGTGAAGCGTCGAACAGTCCGCTCATGCGTCCTCCTTCACGTTCCAACGGCAGGCTGTGGCGTGCGTCTTCTCGCTTTGAGGTGAGACGAGCCTGAGCCGCCTGCCGGCGAGCAGCGGATTGGCGGATTCCGTGACTTCCACCACGTCACCGGTGCGAAGGCCTGGAGTGCCGTAGGGAAAATGCACGTACAAAGACCAGACCAACGAGACGGTGCCCACGGCTTGGGCCGCGTTGCTTTCGGTCTGCTCGCTGGCGAGGCCGCCGCTGGTCTGCACCTTGCAGCTGCCTTCGTACACCTGTTCCTTGCCGGTGTTCGGCAGTCCCGTGTCCGGATCCGTTGTGGTGGATCCGGGGCGGGTGACGACGCACTGGTCGGTCATGAGGCTTTCGGCCATCTGGCGTAGTTTCGGAAGGGCTCCGATGAGAGGTGCCATGCTTGGCATGTCAACCTCCTCAGTAGTCGTAGGGGTAGTGCGGCAGCGGGATGGCCACGGGTTCCGGAGCGATGACCGCCGTAGCGAGATCGCTGCTGACACGTTTCAGCAGCATGTCCCATTCCTCGTCGAGGATGGAGATCTCGCCGCGACTGCGCGAGCTGTCGATGCTGGTCTGCATGTTACCGTCGTCGATCTGCAGCATGGTGCTGCTCACGCCCTCAGGGTTGAGCGCCTTGCGTGCGACGGCGGCGGATTCCACCTCGATGACGGTCTCCTGATATCTCTCGTCCCTGCACCATTCGTCCAGCACTGGGATGCGGTTGCGGATCATCATTTCGGCGCGGCGGAGCCATTTCCCGATCTGCCTGCCTTCGGTGCTGTCGAAGGCGATGTCGCGGCCGAGTTCGACCGCGACATCGTCGATTTGCGCCCATGTCATGGGATCACTTCGCGATGATACCGGCGTTGCGCAGGCTGGTCAGCAAAGCGTTGATGGTGGCCGCCTCCTGACCTGTGGTGGCGTCCCTCACCGCAGCAGCCTGCTTGGCGGGCATGCCGGACAGCACCGTGTCGAGCGGCTTAGCTGCGCCGCCCGGCTGCGGCACATACACCGCGCTTGCCGGGATCATGCCCTCGTGACGTCCGTTCGTGGTCTCCTTCATCATTCACCATCCTTCGCACTGGTCTTCTTCTTCGGCTTCGCGGCGTCGGCGACCTTGCTCGGTTCGTCGGCCTGCACCTCGGCCACTGTGTAGCCGTGACGCTGGAAATAGTCGGACGGATCCACGTCGGTCTCACCGACGCCACCGACGAAGGTCACGCCGGCGGTGACGCCGTTGTACTCATTATTCGGAGCTTCGATTCGCCACATCATGATCACCTGACCTTGATCTTACGGAGCACGCCAGCGGCCTTGGTGGCCTTCAATGCGACGCCGACCGGACCAAGTTCGACCTCGCCGCGATGCACTGCGCCCGGCTGGGTGAAGTCAGGCAGCCAGGTCTTCACGAGGGTGCCGTCGGTGGTGGTGATGCCACAGAAGCCGTCCAGGCCGACGCGGTACGCGTACAGGCTGGTGGTGCCGTCTGAGGCGATGGGGATGATCGGATCGTTGCTGCCGGCCTTCTCTCCGGCATCGGCGAAGAGGATGCCGCCATAGGATTCGCGGCTGATCGGACGGCCGTTCGCGTTGACGAGACCATCGATCGGCTCGCGCACGTACATGCTGGTGCGGCGCACCATGGCACGGACGCGGGCAAGAGCCTTCTTGTTGCCGACCACGATGGTCGGCGTGCCGTCAAGCAGGTCGAGGAACTCGTCGAGCGTGTCGATGGCCTTGTTGCCCTTCTCTCCTTCGAGGTCGGTCCAGTCGTAGGTGTCGGAGGTGGGCTTCATCTCGGTGCTTGAGCCAGTGAGCGCCTTGTCCAGGCCGTCGAAGGCCTTATCGTTCACACCGGTATCGCCGTTGATGACGGTATCCTGGAACAGGGTTATCGCGGCCTTCACCTTGTCGTTGATGTTGCGGGTCACCTCGTCGGATTTCTTCGGACCGATGTTCGCGAGGATGCGGTCGATCTCGAAAGCGCCGCCGAGCACGGCGAGCGTGGTGCTGTACTTCTTGGTCGTGGTAGTGCTCGGCAAGTATTCCGTGTTGATGGCGCGGAATTCGGCGGTGGGCTGGGTCTCCTGCCGACGGTAGGAGTAGTCGAGCGTCGCACCGCCTCCTGCGGGGTTCACGGCATCATCGAAGATGAGGGAATCAAGGATGACGCTGGACTTTCGAAATTCGTCGATGACGAAAGGGTCGTAGTCTTCGAGGGCGTTGTTCTTCGCCTCTGCGAGAGTGACAGCCATAAGGTTGTCTCCTTCCTAAGGAATCGGTTACTTGTAATATGCGGAAATGGCTTCGGAGAGACTGTGCGGCTTCGGGTCGCCGCCCTTGCCCTGACTCGGGTCGGGCTTGACGTTCGGCTTGTTCTGCACGCTGACGAGCTTCAGCAGGCTGTCCGCATCGGCTTCCAGCTCCTCGCGAGTGGATCCCTGCAGACGTTCCGCCAAGACCTTCGGCAATTGCTTGTCGACGGCGACTTCGTATCGCAGTGCCTTCGCGGCATTGCCGGTGTTGGACTTCTCCAGGCTGGCGATCCTCTCGCTGGCCTTTTCCGCGTCGGTCTTGTCGCGATCCTCGAACTCTTTGATTCTGGCGTTCGCGGCGGCGAGCTGTTCGCGCAGCGACTTGTTGGCCCGGCGCTCGTTCTCGAGCGCGGTCATGCCGTGTTCGCCGAGCTTCTCGTCGCCTTCGCCGCCGGTATTCGCCTGTGGGTCGGATTGCGGCGGCTCAGGCTGCGGCGGCTCTCCGCCGCCCGGTTCGGCACCGGTCTCGATGGTGCGGATGCGGATGAGATTCCACCATTTCCTATGCATTGTGTTTTCTCCTTGTGGTTTCCTTGGCCGTCACATCGCGTGCCGGCGCCGACACCATCGCGATGCCGGTGAAAAATTCGATTTCGGCTAGAGGATCCAGCCGTACTTGTAGAGCATGCCCAAGGCCTTCTCATGATCATCGCCGCAGCGTGCGTAAATGGTCTCGGGCATGAGACGCGGCCTGTCGACCTTTGTGTACCGGCCGCCGTTCTTGATGAATTCCTTGGCGTATCCGGAGTCGATCATGCGTGATGCGGCGAGTCCGTGGCGCGTGGTGCCCTCGGTCGTGTACTTGATGTTCCGCCCGTCGATCTGGGCGGTGCGGATGCCGCGTTGGGCGTTAACCAGCTGGTTGAGGTCGGCTCCGTCCGTGTAGGCTCGGGCGTTGGCCCTTCCGCCAAGGACTTTGGCGAGCTGGCCTTCGTCCAGTGAATCGAGGTATTCGTTCGGACTGGTGCATGCGTTTGCCGGTGCTTTAGGACCGGTGTAGACGGCGATGCAGTCGCAGTGCGGATGCCTTTCGAAAGGCGTCTTGCCGCATGGCTGTCCGGCGAGGATGACGCATCTTCCGCAGCTCGGCGGTGTCAGGCCGCGCACGTAGGTGGATTGGTAGCAGATGCCGCGAGCGGTCATGCTTGTGGCCGACCGGTGAGTGTCCGCCAGCATGGTGCGCGTCCTGAGCACCAAGGTCACGCCTATGCGGTCCATGGCCACGTCCACCGGAGCGCCGTTGGACACGGCCCGCTTGCCGATGGTGATCGCCGTCCACATCGTGTCCACGGTATCCATGCCGTTGCCGTTCACACCGACCCACTGCCATGGGTCCGGCTTGTATTCCGGGTGTGCTGCGTTCATGTCGAAGCGTTCCATGATTTTCGGCGTCGATGCTATCGCGTCGGCGGCGGTGTGGTATTGCGCCGTGTCCAATACTCGGAAAAGTTCAGGCATCATGTCCGCGAAGGCGGCGTCGAAGTCTGGTTGCGCGTGCTTATGCCACAGTCTGAGCACCGTCGCGGCCAGCCGGTTGCTTCGGCTGCGCAGCAGACGGTTCTGCGCCGTCGCCTCCTGCGGAAGCGTCTGCCCAGCCATCGTCGCCGCCATAGTCCACGTCCTTCATGAATTGGCCATAGGATTCGCTGATCTGCTTGGCGAAGTACTCGCGCTCCTTGTCCTTGCGGGCCTCGCTCCAGCCAAGCTCGTCCCATGCCCCCTCGCGGGAAAGGATGCCGGACGCCATGAGCTTCGTGATCGCATCAGCACGCTGAGCGTAGGTAGGCGTGTTCGGATCCTCCCAGTCGCAGCGCACCAGGTTCGCGTTAATGTCGTCGCTGGTGGCGAGCTTGTGCGCCACGGCCATGACCTGCGACCACGCATCGCCGTCGACGGCGTTCTTCAGCTCGACGTTCTTCACCAGTCTCAGCTCGTCGGCGCGGATGGCTCCCTCGGCTGCTGGATTGGCGGTGTTCATTCCGAAATAACGCATCGGAAGACCGGTGATGGCGCTCATCTGCTCGCTCAGCAGGTCGATGACCGTCTTGAAGTTCGACAGGTCAGATGCCGTGAACTGGCCGAATTTCGCGTTCGCGTTCTTGGAGGTGAGCATCGAGTTGAAATAGGTCTTTATCGCCGATGCCGGCTGTCCGGTCTTCGCGTCGATAAAGTCGTTGTGCGTGACGCCGATCGCCCATTTGCCTGGCACCGCGTGAGTTTCCATGGCGATCTGCAGGTCGAGGATGGCGCGTGCGGCCATGTCTGTCGGCCGCACCACGTCGGCCATCTCGCTCTCGCCAAGGAAGTCGCCGGCGCGCGGACGGTTGAGGAACTGCACAACAGGGACGACGCCGAGGTGATGGTCGTCGCGGCCGGTCATGACCCACTTGCCATGCTGTTTCTCCAGCCAGAGCGTGTATTCGGGCGTGTACAGCGTCGCGTAGTCCGGCGTCCCGTTCTCCCAAGGGTCGAAATAGACGCGGAGCGCCGATTCGACGGTTCTCGTGCGCGGGTCGATGCGCGCGATCATGTTCCTGGATGATTCGACGGTGATCAGTGGATGCCGTCTGTCCTTCGGGTTAGCGCCGACGCATACGAAGCCGTGGCCCTGCACGCGTGTCTCCGTGTGCAAAAGCACCTGCTGCGATTCCATGTTGTTGTATTCCCAAAGATCGCGCAGCTCGTTTGACACCTTGTCGTCATCCGGCACGGAGAAGGATTTGACCTGCTGGCGCTGCACGACGCTATCGACCACGATGCGCGGCCAATTCAGCGGAAAAACGAACGAACGGAGTTCGGCCGGCACGGCGATGCCGATGCTCTGGATGACCTGCCGTCCGCGATAATAATCATCCCACTGCCTATGAGGCTTGCGCAGTCGTGCAAGCCGGTAGGTGAGGCTCCTGATGAGCTTCGCGTCATCGTCGGAAAGCCTCGATGCCTGTATCAGCTCCACAACAGCCTCCTTACCAGCCGTACACCATGACCGGTGAGCCGCCTGCGCTCCAGCCGAGCGCCCTCATGTCGGACGCCGCCTCGTGCGCGAGGATGTCGGCCATGGTTATATCGATCTTCTGATTCTCGCTCGGCTTGCCGAGCACGTACTTGTCGCCAGGCTTGGCGATCCGTCGAGCAGCCATCATGTGAAGCTTCGCGACCGGGTCGTCACTGTGGGTGGTGGTGCCGTCGGTGGTGTCGGTCATGAAACGGGTGAGCGCATCGTACATGCGGCCGGTGCGGTTCGTTGGCCACTGCACCACCACATCCTCGCCGAAGCGCACGCCCCAGTCATCGATAAGCGACTCCCACAAATGAGGGTCGCAGTAGAATCGCCTGACCCTAAAATGATTGAACAGGTCGGAAACGGCGGCGTCGACCTCGCTGCGTGGGATTCGTCCCTCCCATTCGACCGGATTCCAATACGTCGGCCGCCTGTCCACGCCGTAGACGGGTGTGAACCGGTAGCCGTCCACGGTCTCGGCGCGAATCGCCGACCAGTCGCCGGACTGGGAACCGTCGAAGCCGAGGCATATCTCGGTATCGTCGGCCGGATACGGTCGGTCTTCGACGCCGGCGTCGTAGAGCGCTTCGGACATGTAGGAGCCGAGGCCCTGCACGAGTTCGCAACCGAAGAAGCGACGGGCCTGCGCGGGGTCGCGTGGCAGCAGCTCATCGCATGTCGCCTCGATCGCGTCCAGGTTCACCCACGGCGAGCCCTTGTACACGAACTCGAGAATCTTCCGCCGGTCGACCCTGTCGGTGAAGTCCAGGTTGGGGTCGTGCCGGGGGAAGAACTTCATGATGTCCTTCGCCGTCGACTCGTAGGTTGCCTGGCCGAAGCTCGCGTCCATGGGGTCCCACGGGTTCGTGAGCTCCAGCATGCGCCCGTCCATGCCGGTGACGCCACGGAGCACGGTGTCGGCGACCTCGAACATGCCGGAGCGCTTCGTGTACACGCCGGACTCGTCGCACAGAGCGAAGTTCACGGGATTGCCCAGCTTCGAGCGGGCGGAGGCGGTCACTGGGTCGATGCGCCCGCCGTTGGGCAGGCGGATGAAGCCCTCGCGCACCTTCATCAGGTCGTCCAGATGGCCGTTGCGCACCATGGTCTGCAAAGGCCGGTACACGTTCGCGGTCTGCTCCTCACTGTTGGCGAGCAGCTGCACCAACGCGGTGCGCCGGGGCATGCCCATCGGCTCTCCCGGCCGGTACTCGTAGGAGAAGCCGCACCCACATCCCCAGTCCTCGCAGCGGAACTCCTCGCCGCCTTCGGCCCAGCCGCAGAACACGCAGGGGCCCACGGCCTCGAAGCAGGCCACGGCAGCGCCGAACGGCGACTTACCTAGCTTCTGGCCGCCGACGATCTGGCCGCGACGCCATTGGAACGCGCCGCCCTGCAACGGGCGCGACGCATTGAACCGCGTACCGGCCTTGACGGTGTAGAAGTCCACCGCGTTCGCCAACTGCCAGCCCACGAGGCTGAACGGCTTGTTGAGGTCATAGCCGGAAGGCACCACGCAGTGGGCGCGAGTCCATGCGGCCATCAGGAAGCCCAGCGAGGCTGGAGGCTGCCTACGTTCCGCCATACGACACCTCGTGTTTGTGTTCAATTAGTTGTTGCGGGTTTAGTCACGATGATTTTTCGGGTTTAGGCAGAGCATGCCGACCACGGA